TTGCGAGTGCAGTTCCGATTGATAACACTCGATTACAGATTGATGTCTTTGCCACTACATATTCCGAAGTTCAAGATTTAGCAGATCAAATTAGATCAGCGATGTTGGCTCTTGACATCATCCCAATTTCATCCGGCGATCTTTATGAGTCCGAAGTAAAGCTCTACCGAGTAACGCAAGATTTTTCAGTTTGGTATTAGAAGCAGTTTTGTAGTAACCGCCCAATAACCACCGCAAGGTGGTTTTTTTATGACCGCCTTTGGGCGGTTTTTTATTTTTAGGAGATTTATATGACTTCATCTGCTATTTCAGCACAAGGGACAACCTTTTCAATCGACACAGCCTCTAGCGGTAGTGCAACCTATACCGCCATTGGCAACATTAAGACCTTCTCAGGTTTTGATGGCTCATCTTCTGAGATTGATGTCACAAACCTATCATCTTCTGCCAAAGAGTATCGCCTTGGCTTAGAAGATAACGGCCAATTTGCTATCGAATTAGATCGTGATTTTGCTGATGCTGGTCAGACAGCATTGTTAGCGGCTCGTGATTCACAAGCTGGCAAATCATTCAAATTGCTTTTGTCAAATGGCGAATACGCTACTTTTACTGGCTATGTAAAGAAATTTAGTATGTCAGGTGGTGTGGATCAAGTAGTTAAAAGCTCTGTAGATATTCGTATCTCTGGCGCTGTTACTTGGACTGCTGCGTAATGACAAAACTTCTATCTAAGGCGGACATTATTGCCGCCAGCGATTTAAAGCGTGAAGAAGTGGATGTGCCAGAGTGGGGCGGAAAAGTATTAGTTACTAGCTTTTCCGCAGACGCTAAAGATGCCATCGAATACAAACTCTACAACATGACTAATAAAAGCGGCATCGGTATTCGTGCCGCTTATGTTGGTTTGGCTCTTGTAGATGAGTTTGGTCAGCGTCTATTTACAGACGAAGAAATCCCGATTTTAGGGACTAAGTTTGCTGGTGCAGTAGATCGAGTTTTTGAAGTAGTTTCCAAATTAAACAAAATCTCACAAGCAGATTTGGATGATTTAGAAAAAAACTCCGTAGCCGCCACTGGAGGCGGCTTGCCTTCCGACTCTGCCTCAAACTAGGCGTATTACATCCAGACATATTGTTAAGACAACTCACTTGCGCTCAGTTTGCCGAGTGGGTTGTTTATTTCAATATTGAGCCTGACGCAGATTTAAGGGTTGATTCATTACTAGCACAGCAATTAGCCATGACTGGAAATATCAATCGTTCGGAACACAAAACCGAACCATTCGAGCCTACGGACTTTATGCCTTGGGCTGATAAGCCAGCAAAACCAAAAGAAAAAGCAAAGATCGAGCCGATTGATCCAAAAGCCCAATCGAGTCGCTTAAAGGCTTTATTTAGCAAAAAAGGGAAGATTTAATGACTAATATTGTCGGCGCACTTGAAATTATGATGTCTGCCAATACTGCAACTTTGCAGTCGGACTTTTCTCGTGCAGCAGAAATCGCTCGTAAGGGCGGCAACGACATGAAGGCTTCTATGCTCGATGCCGCTAATGCGGCTCAACATGGCTTTAAATCGGTAGCGAACTCTATGGGTTTGCTAGATAGCCCAATATCTAGGGCATTAAGTGGTTTTGGAACGATTGGGCTTGCCTTGGGTGCGGTGGCTGGCGGTGGCTATGCGTTTAAAGAGTTAGTCCTTGGCGCTGCAGAAATGGGCGAGACAATGGCTGATCTGTCTATCAAGACAGGGTTAAGCGTTGAATCCATAAGCAAGTTCACCACCATTGGAAAGTTAGCTAGCACAGATATGGACACGATTGCACAGCTAATGAAAAAGCTGTCAATCTCTGCCGTTGAAGCCAGCGCCGGAAACAAGAATCTTGCCGCTACCTTTAAAGCGATTGGCATATCAGCCCAAGAATTAAAAACGCTTGCGCCTGATGAATTGATGACTCGCTTTGCCAAGGCCATTCAAGGTCTTGATCCAATGGTCGCACAGGATGTAATGAAAACCCTTGGCGGGAAAAGCGGCTCTGAGGCGTTGGTTTTCTTGCGTGAACTCAATGAGCGATTTGATGAAACTCACGCTAAGATTTCCACTCAATTTGCGGCAGACGCAAAAGAGTTCAGCGATAACATTACCTTAATGACCTCTGGCGCAAAGTATTTAGGCGTTGAGTTTGCTAGTAAATTTATCCCCGAAATCAACTTAGCCGCCGATGCCTTTAGAAATGCTCGTAAAGAAGGTGAGGGGTTCTTCTCTGCTTTAAGTTCAGCGATGAGTACCAATACCGCTTTGGCTGGTGTTGATCTTAGAAAATACAAAGAAGAAATTGTCCGTATTCAAGATGAGATTTCCAAAATCGACTCGGGACAAAAGAGAGACAGTTTTAATTTATTTGGTATTGGCGTTAAATCTAAAGCCGAACTTGAAAATACTCTAAGAGTATTAAAAGACTACCAAACAAAGAATGAGGGCGCATTAGCAAACCCTCTCGATAAAGATAAAAACGATGCCGCTAGGTCGGCTATCGGGCAGAAAAATAATTCATCCGGCGATAACTTTTTACAAGCCCTAAAGCTGCAATCTGAGCAAGCTATCTCTAATAAGATCACCATGCTTGAACTTCAAGCGGCTGAAAAGGGTGTAGCAGAACAAGCCGCACCACTCATCGCCAAAATCAAGCAATTAGACGAATCTAGGGCGGTTGATGTCTATACCAAGAGCCTAGAGCTACAAAATTCTGATCTCGGATTCCAGCAAACCTTAATCGGCAAGACATCCTCAGAAATTGAAATCCTGAATGTTAAGCATAAAAACACTATTGAGTTAGAAAAGCAAAAAGCGCAACTCACTAAAGAATATGGTGATTTGTCTCAATCCACTATTGCTCGCATGACAGAGGCTACAGAGTCAGCCACAACGATGCAGATTGATGCCATTAAAAAGCGTCAATTAGCCGAAGGTGAGTGGGGCGTAGGTGCTGAGAAAACAATCAAAGAATATGTCTCTAACGCTACTAATGCGGCAGCTAATGCTTCTACCATGTTCACTAATGGCTTTAGAAATATGGAAGATGCAGTCGTGAGCTTTGCCATGACTGGAAAACTTAACTTTTCCAACTTTGCTAATGGCGTGATTAGCGATTTAATCCGTATTCAAGCGAGAGCCGCTATTGCTGGAATCGCAACAAACTTAGGATCTTATTTTGGGGTCGGCAGGACAGGCGGCACAGACGGCTACACCATGCCAAACGGCGAGTCTATGCCGTCAGCCAATGGAAATATCTTCTCTGGCGGGATTGCAAGCGGCGCATCCAATGTCATTCCTTTTGCAAAAGGCGGCGTAGTTTCTGCTCCTAGTTTATTCCCGATGGCTGGTGGCAATACTGGTTTGGCTGGAGAGGCTGGAGCAGAGGCAATCATGCCATTGACCCGTGATAGCTCGGGCAAATTAGGCGTGAAATCTCTTGGCGCACAAACCAACGGCAACATCATCAACATTACAGTCAATAACGAAGCTGGTGGGGATGGCTACCAAGCTATTGCAACAGCTAAGAAAAATGACAGCGGCATTGATGTGGAGGTAATGGTTAAAAAGGTTCTAGCTACAGACCTCAGAAACAATGGTCAAATTTCACAGCAAATGGCTAATGTATTTGGATTAAGGAAGTCCGCCTAATGACTACTCCAACACTACCAAGCTACTGCACCATTCTGTTAAATGGCTATCAAGAGCAAAGAGAATCTGCTCTTTTGCGCTCCGAAATGGAGTCAGGCCCACCCAAGCAAGCCAAGGTTCGCTATAAAGTAATGAATACTAGAAGCGTCAATATTCTTGTTGATGGACTAGCAAATTACAACTTATTCAAGACTTGGTTTTCTAGCGATTTAAGCGAAGGTGCAAGCTGGTTCACTTTTACCGATCCAGTTACAAGCTCTACAGTTACGGCTCGATTTGTCGGTGGTGGCTTTACAGCTACCCCATTAACAGGCGGTCTTACTGCTTGGCAAATTAACGCAAAAATCGAATCTTGGGGCTAATCCATGCGTGATTATTCCTCTGATTACAAATCGACATTATCCGCAGTTTCAGCTACTGAAGCCCCATTAGTTTTACTAGAAATTTACCACTCATCTTTAACTGAGCCTGTCAGAGTCGTTAATGACAATATAGACCTTACCAGTAATGGTGATCTGTTTATCGCTTGTGAATTCCGCTGTATTCTTCCTGATGACTACGAAAGCCAACTACCAAAAGCGCAGTTAGCGGTTGATAACGTGGGTCGTGATCTGATGTATTGGATTGAAACCAGTAACGGCGGCAAAGGTAGCACAGTCAGATTCATGCAAGTTATGAGATCAAGACCTGATGTGGTCGAATGGGAAATCACGATGAATCTTTAT